GCCGCTCTCAGACCTGCTCGGTCACGATCCGGAACCGCAGCACGGTGTGCCGGATGTTCGGCCCGGCCGGGTCCCGGAGTGTCTGAGCGAACTCGTAGCGCGTGGCCACGTGATGGTGACCGTCGATGATGAGCGGCTGATGGTCCAGCAGCGCCACCACACGCGACGCGATCTGCTGCGACTGGGCGAACCCGCGGTAGTCCGACCAGATGTGCAGCGTCTCGACGGTCTCCCGCCCGTACCGGTCGTGGGCACCGGCGGGCACCTCCATCGCCTCACCGATCACCACGTACGGGTAGCCGGCGCCCTCGGGCACCGCGTCATAGACACCGGTGACCATGCCCATGAGGGTCGCGTCGCCGGTCAGCACCTGGTAGATCGCCGTCTGGACCGGGCCCAGCGGCGTAACCGCGGGAGTGGTCACCGCTCGATCTCCTTACGCACTTCCTGGGACACGCGGCCGGGGAACCGGCGCCGCTCAGCCTCACCCGCTGTGGTCAACGCCGGGTTCGCGGTGATCTTGCTTGTGCCGAACTCCTGGAACTTGCAGTAGTACAGCTCGGGGTCGGACCACCCGACGTCGGCGCGTAGCCACCGCTTGTTGACCCGGACCTTCACGCCGTTGCGAAGCGCGCCGGTGCGGACGCGGACCCTTTCCCGCGTCTCGGACTGGACCGCTCGCGCGCCCTCTTCGACGGCGTCGAGCGCGCCGCGGCGCACGTCCTCGGGCAGCTCGTTCAGCCGACGCTTGAGCCGCCCCCACCCCTCGACGGTGATCCGCACGCGCGCCACAGCTACCCCTTCACGAACGCGACGTCGCGGTTCCGGCCCGCCCACCGTTCCGTCTCCTTCGCGGCCTGGACGCCGGTCACCGGGTGCCGGTGATAGTCCGACGGATAGTCGAAGTCGTCGGTCAGATCGTCGATCGGAGAGAAGCACCTGCCGCGCTTGACAATGTGCCGGTTCAGCGGGGTGCCCTGCCAAGCGCGTAGCAGCATCCATCCGGGCGGCCGCGTCACCGCCCCGGACGCGCGCACCTCGTGCACCATGGCCAGGAGCTTGTCCATGCGCTCGTGATGCTCCGGCCACCACGACGCAGCGAACAGCTCGCCGTACGGGCAGCCGGTAACGACGGACGCGCCGCGACGCCCGTAGGCGCGGTAGCTGTGCCGGGTGTCGCCGCAGATGGCGGCCATCGCGGCGTCGGTGAAGTACACGTCTCCGTACAGCAGCACGGTACGGCCGGTCTCGGACCACAGGTCGCGGGTCGAGGCGTACTCGCTCGGCGCGCTGGTGTCGCGGATGTGCCGCGCCGCCCCGACGACCCGGTACCGGTCGTCATCCGTTGTCGTGACGTGCACGTCCTTGGTGTACGCCTGCGCCTGCCGGATGGTGCGCTGCAGCAGCGGCTCACCGCCGATCGGGATCAAGTGGTTGGGAACACCCAGGTACTCGCCCCACTTGGCTTGCCCGCCCGCCGCCGCGATGATCACCCGCACTGGAACACCACGCTTTCGATTTCACGTAGCCGGACCGGCCACGTGTGCCGCTCCGCGACGACGGCTAGGGCATGGTCGGTGATCTCCCGTCGCTCCTGGTCAGTCAAGCTGTCGATCCGGTCGCCCAGCTCGTCGAACCCGAACCGGTCGAACCGGAGCATCGTGTCGGCGGTCAGCCCGACCTCGTCCAGGCCCGGCGTGTTCGGGTAGGCCAGGAGCCCGGCACGGCCGAGCGTGCGCGGCACCCGATCCGACCAGTAGAAGGGCGCCGGCGCCGAGTCCCCGATCACCACCCGCGCCGACGCGTACAGGACGCTCAGCTCGTCGCCGACCACCCGGTCGCCGGGCCGCCCGTACCAGCGGAACCGGCGGCCGAACCGGCGCCGCGCCCACTCCAAAAGCTTCTTGCGGTGCTCGCCGTGGATCCCGGCGACGTACCCGCCGACGAACACGATCTGCCCCGCGTACCGCGAGTTCGGCTCGGCACGGCCGAGCCACCGCACGCCGATCGGCGGCGGGCACCAGAAGTGCCGCACCCCGCGCTCGGCGAACTTGCGCGCGGACTCCGCCCCACCGTCAGCGGTGAACACGAACTGACACGACCACCACGGTTGGTTCCCGACCCTGGGCTCACGGCCGCGCAGCGTCCAGTACAGGTCGAGGTGAAGGCCGACGGTGACCGTACCCGCGTCCTCGATCCGCCGCAGCATCGCCACGGCGTCGCCCTTCGGGTCGTGGCCGTGCGTGCGCGCCCAGATGAACAGGTCAGCACCACGGCAGGAACGGACGACGTCCTCGGCCGGGATGCCGCGGGCGGGAAGGTGCACCGTCTGCCAGCCCAGCGCCTCGCACCCCAACGCCAGGTCGTCTTTCCAGCAGTCCTCGGCCGCCGCACGCGGCGCGCCCAGCACGACGACCCTCACGAGACCTCGCGGACCTCGAAGTGGACGCCGCCGTCCTCATCCTCATACACGTCGATCTGCACCGGGCCCTCGGCCCACAGAAGCCACCCGTCCGGCGTCACGCCGGTGAGCACGGGCGGGCGGTACCACTCGACCAGCTTCATTGCATGCCTCCTTGGCATTACGACTCGGCCGGGTCCGGCTCGGCCTGCCGCAACTCGACCACGCACTTGCGGTACAGCTCGTCACCCCGCGCCACGTCAGCCTCGGGCAGCACGTACACGTCGTGCGTGTGGTCGCCGCCCCACCGGTCGGACTCTTCACGCTCACGGGCGGCGGGCTGGTCGACCTTCGCGGCCACCTCGCCGACCTGGACGCGGGCCGTCGTGAACCCGCCGGACCCGTCCTCGTCGACAACGGGCCGCCACACCTCCAGGCGCCGGTTCAGCCAGTGCCGGACGGCCATCGCTCACCCGCCGGAGTGCGGGCCCTCGACGATGCCGCGCCGGTTCCGGCCTTCGGCTTCGGCGGCCAGGACGCGGGCGCGCTCATCCTCGTCGGCGTCGGCCAGGTACGCGTTCACCTGCGCCACAGTGTGGTCGGCGGGGTCGAACGGTCCCGTCGGGTCCGGCGCCGGCTCAGGCCGCGACGGCACCGGCGCCGCCGAGACGGCAGCCCGGACAGCGCCCGACACGTCCGCGCGTTCCCACCGGGCCGACCGGTCCATCGCCGGTACCGGCGCGGTCATGTGCACGATGCGGCCGGTCCGGGTGTTGCGGTACACCACCACGCCGGCGGCCACCCCCTTCTACAGCGAGCCCAACAGCTTGTCCTCGAACCCGAACCCGCCGCCACGCCACGTCGGCAGCGGCAGACCGGCTTCGAGGTTGACGGTGGCGGCGCCCAGTCGCCCCGCGGCCCGACGGATGATCCGCTCCTCATACCGCGTGGCGTACAGCCCAGCCGTCCCCTGGCCCGCCGCCTGCCACGTGTGATCGCCGAGCGTCTCCCCGGTCCGCCCCAGCGGGTTCAGCAACCCTCGGCGGGCCATCGACACGACCACCGGCACCACCGCCGCAGGGACGGTGTCAGCCGTCCACGGCGGGTCGATACCGGCGATCTGGAGCACCAGCGCCGAGACGTCCTCCAGGACAGCCTCGGCGCTGGCCTCATCGACACCATCGAACCCGGGCCGGGACAGGAGCTGCTCGACGGTGATCAGCGCGGCCACGCCTCAGGACTCCACCGTCGTGTCGATCTTGTAGACGCGGTCCGCGTCCACGACGGACGCGCCGGCGAACGTGCTCAGCACCGACGTGTCGGACAGGATGTCCGGCTGGTACTGGAAGATCTGGCGCATCGTCACGCCACCGCTGGTCGCGGTCGCCGTCTGGTTGCTGGTCAGGCCGCGCGGCGGCACCGGGGTGCGGTTGGCGAACACGAACCCCGACCGGTGGTAGGCGACCGCGGTGCCGGCGGTCAGCCCGTTGCACTCCACCACGGTGAACCCGTAGATACGGCCGACGGTGGCCTCACGCAGGGCGGTGCCGCCGTCGCCGCTCGCGTCGGCACGGACGAACTTGTCCACCTTCAACAGGCGCGACACGATGTCCGGCGCGACCGCCAGGAACCGGTCACCGGCCGGGACGTCCGCCTCGGACAGCGCCTCACGCGCGGCCAGGATCTGGTCGTCGGTGTCCTCCGGGTCCGCCACCGCGGCGAAGGACGCGTCGGCGGGCAGGTTGTTCATCACCGCGGCGAGCTGGTCCTCCGCGGCGGTGGCGATGCTGGCGACCTGCGGCTGGGTCACCTGCGCGCCGAAGTCCACCAGGTTCAGCGACAGGTCCTCGTCGGTCAGCCTGGTCGCGTCGTACAGGTGCGCCAGCTCGACG